AGCAGATAAATACATAAATGCTTTCACAGCAAGAGAATCTTTATATCTGTCTTTTGCCATATGCTTACTAAGATTTCTTATAATAGGCAAAAATCGTTGTCTGTATAAAGCAGAATCATTATCTATGTAAAGTTTTAATTCACGAGCTTCAATTTTACCTTCTTGAATACCGAATGCTTCTGCCATCATTTTTTTATATGTACTCACGCGCTTAACTCCCCGACTTTCTTTGCCATTTTAATTAATTTTTCTTGTATTTTAGGAAAACTATTCTTAGCATATTTATAATATGTTCTTGAATCCATTCCTTGTTCGGTTTTTAACTTAATAGCGTGTTTTAAACTTCTTTCAAGTTTTATTAAACTATCACGAACTTCTCTAACATTATGCCAAATCTTTTGTTTAGGTGTACGAGTTTCATCATTACGATATTCGTGATACTTTGCTTCAGTTACTTTAAATGGTGGCCTGTCTTTCATAGTATAGACCTTCATTAACTCTACATCATCTTTACTTTCATCAATCTTACCAACTAACTTCATATGAAGTTTTTTGATTAAATCTTTCTTCATTTTTTTGTTTTTTGCAAGACCGCCTGAAAAAGCATTTGGAGTTTCGTAACCAGCAATATTACCTGTTACAGAAGCTTCGTTCATCATTTCACGAAGAATCTCTTTTATGATTTCAATTAGTTCGTTACGACTTATCGACTGCTTCATTGATTTCATCCAAAAGACTATAGAATCTCATCATAGTGATAAGTTGTTCTTCGTTAACTACATTTCCTTTGTTTAATTTTTTTAGAACATTTAAACATTCTTTAAGTTTAATAGAAACGACTTTATCGTCAATCTTAGGATGTATCTTTGAGATTTTATCTTTAAGAGTAGTTATTTCATTAGCCATAAACTCTTTTAAAGTACTTGTATTTGATATGTTATTTATATATGTTTTTAACAAATCACGTTGTGATTCATTAAGGTTGGAGTATTTTTGATTAAACTTATCTACAAGTATTTTATAAGACAATAATCTTAAATCTTTCGATTCTTTTTCAAATTTTTCAACAACAGATTGCTTTTCTGATTTAGGAGTACCTTTGTCTTTAAGGTTTTCCATAACAACAAATCTTATTTCTGTTTCTTCGAAAGGGTTGGAGTTAGTTTGTATTTCGAATAATTTATATACAGAAGCTATGTCTTTAAAATTTGAAATTCTTGTTCTAAAAAAATCTTTTAATTCATAATGTTCAGTTATCTTTTTTATTAAATTATATTTTCCTCTTCGAAGTTCACTATAATTTAATTTAGTTCTTTCACGTAGTACTGAATCTACTAAATAATTTATTTTATTTTCATTTTTTAGCTTTTTAGATGTCAATGCTTTGTAAAGAACTAATTCTTTGCCTAATATAGTGGTAGGCTTAAAAAATTCTTTGACAATAGCCAAAGCGGGTGAAGGTTCTACATTAGACAATACATCAGAGGTTATCTGTCTTGTCAAACATTCATACAAAAATGCTGTGTTTTTAACTTTATTGTGTTTAATCATTTTAACTCCAACTTTTCTAAGTCATATATAAATATGTCCTTATTAAAAATTATTTTTCTGAGTTTAATTCTTCTTCGTAATTTTTCGATAAATCGTCTGATTCTGAAAGAATTTCTCTTGAATTTTTATCCATTGCCTGCATTAAACCATCATAATGAGCCAAAGCCAACGGTCCGTTCTTAAAAGTATGTTTAATTTTGTTATCTTTTTCGTAACTTGTACGTAAATCGTGTGAACCCATTGGGTCACGACCACGTGCTGAACCATCTTTTTTGTATTTCGGACCTTCTTTTGGTCTTCCCATTACACTATTTAATTCTTTTCCTGTTCTACCCCCCGCATCATCATTAGTTTCTGTTTGTTCAGGTTCTTTTGCCGGGTCAGTACCTTCTGATTCAATAGTAGCTTTTCTGTATTTGTTTTTTGTATCAAAGATAATTTTTTCGTCATTTTCTTTGATTTCTTCATCACTCATACCAAAAATATTTTTATACACCCATTCTGAAGACATCAAACCATCTCTCAACATAGAATCTGCTAAACCCGTCTTAGTATTCCACAATTCAAGTTTTTCTTGTTCATATATAGTAGACGGATTAGTGAGTGTTAAGTCAAAATTTACTAACTCTTGGTCACGATAACCTTGAGCATATAAATGTACAATAGCTATTTTATGTAATTCACTTACAATAATTCTTTGTAGTCTTTCTATTGTACGAGCAAATCTAACATCTTCAGCCGCAAGAGTTGCTTTACCTTCTACACCTTCTTCATATCCGAGAAAGGCTTTAGGTACACGTAATGATGCTAACATACGATTTCTTAAATATTCAATATCATCAACAGCATCGTAACTCAAGCCATTCAACGTATCAATAGAAGTACCTGAATCTCCTCCTCGAACAGGTATAAAGAAATCTTCTGTAATGTTTTGCATATTATATTTTTATTTATAATCACCCGTTTGTTGGTCCATAACAGGAGTCTTCTTCATTTTATTTACAACTTGTTGCATATAGTTTTCGACTTCTGCGGGTGGTATATTTCCAATATCAAATTTAAATACTCTCTTTTCAGGTGCTCTCATAATTCTATGAATCAACATAGCATCTTCCATAAGAGTTAATTGTTTCCAAACTTTACGAGCTGCTTCTAATGTAGAACGACCGTATGGTAAAAAGTTAGCATCACTTATTAATCTAAAGTGTGCAACTTGAAATGATTCTAAATCATCGTGTTGTGGACCGTATTGAGTATGTTTAACATTATCAACAGGTGTCATACGAAATTTTACATAATGTGGATTTTCAGGGTCTTCGCCTTCTAATCTTGAAATATCATAAGGACTCATAGGAACTACATTAGTAACTCCAAATTTTTCATCTATGTCCATAAATAAAAAGAAGTCACCATACTTACACATATTACGAACCCAAGGCCATAAATTAAATTCTATATTTAAAACATCATAAAATAAATTATGTAAGATATCGTGAACATTAGCATCATCAGTTTCAATGTTTAAAACTTTTCCATATTCATTTTTCATAGTAGATTCATCAGCATAGATATCTAACGCGGAAGAAATAATGGAATCAGAATCCATTGATTCGTAGTCTTTAAAAAGACCTAAACGTTGTTGTTGAATAATAGCACCACCGTCATACCCAAACTGCTTAGCAGATGAATAAATCTTTTGATATCTATCCCCCAACTGATGTTTTATACTCGATTGTGTTCTTGAGGTATCAGAAACTTTAAGTTTCTTACCACCAACTTGTCTAACGACAACATTAGTAGAAAACAATCTACGTAGTCTTGTAAATAATGTTTTATCTACAGCCATAATTAACTCCTATAATAACCATTGAAGGTCCTCAGTATCTTCTTTTGGACCTATTTTAATTTTCCAAGAATCTTCTTTAGTTCCTGGTGTGTACATTAATTGATTAGGGTTAGAAAAATTAGTAATAGTTTTCTTACTTAATTCTACGCCTTCTGCTCTCAATCTTAATGCCGTATCTCTTACCCACAATGCTATCCCAAAACTCATAACTAAATCATCATTATATCCGGACATAGCTTGTGCTTTATTGTTATTATATATAAATACAAACAACTCATCTATTAATCGATTTGAACGGACAATTACTGCCTTTTCCCTAAAGTATTCCTCTAATTTAGCAATAACAAGTGGTCGTGTTTTCATAGTCAAAAAGAATCCGGGTTTTAAATTTCTATCTTCAGCTCTATATCGATTAGTTATTTGATGTTCTACATCTACATATTGTAAATCTTTACTTGTATAAAATAAATTTTGATATCCTCTATCTATAATTTGTTGAATAGCGGCCCATCCTATATTATTATTTTCAACAACTAACAACGCATCGTTAAATTCTGTAGCAGTATTAACACATAAATTACCAAATTCTTTAGTTCCTATCTTACCACGATACTCTGCAACTTGTTCCATTGATTCTAATTCTAATATATGAAATGCGGAATAGTCAGAACCATCACCTCTACTAACATCAGCACTCATTATATAATTTTTATTGTAGTTAGGTTGTTGCCATACCCACACATTTGAATCTATTCCTTGTTTTACTATTGGGTCCATACATTGATTGTCTTTATATTCTTGTAAAATAGTACCATCTACAACCATTTGTCCTGAAGTTAAAAAGTCACAATCACATTCTTGTGCGGCAAGACCGGGTCCTAATAATTTATCTTGTTCTCTTCTATATTTTTCATTTCTTTCAGGGTGAACGGTCCAATGTAACTTGATTGGATGAAATCCATTCACACCTTCTTCCGCATCTACCCAAGTTCTATGAAACCAATTTCCAACACCATTAGGTGTAGACAACGCAATACATTGTCCACCTGTTGATAATGTTTGTTGAGCCGCAGCCCATATCGTATCAATTTTGTCTATAAATGCGGCCTCATCTAATACTAATAGAGATAGTGCTTCTGAACGACCTGAATCTTCACTTGATGAAACTGCTTTTACTTGAGAACCATTTTTGTATCGTAGAGACAATTTGTTATCTTCAATACAAGCTTGTCTTAACCAATTAGGTAAGTTAGAGTGCATAACTCTAATTTTTGTAACAAGATTTTTAGCAGTATCTTGTTTTGTAGCTAAAACTAAAATGTTTTTATCATTTCTAAATGTCATCAACCATAATGAATATGCTGCGGTCAAAGTAGATATACCCAACTGCCTTGCTTTTAAAATTACATTATACTTGTGTTGTAATAATTCTTTTAGTGTTGTATCTTGGAATGGATATAATTCAAAAGGTATTTTACCACGAATAGGATGTTGAATAACACAATACTTTGTAATAAAGTATGAAGGGTCATTACCACACTTAATATATTCTTGTCGTAATACTTCTTTTAAATCAGTTGATTTCATATCTTCCCTAATATAAATCCTATTCCTAACCAAAGATACTGATTTTCGTACCATTTAGGTTCAACTAATTCTACTAATCTTTCATTAGCTTCATCACGAACTTTTAACAAATCAATTCGTTTTCTCT